AGCAATCATCGTAGGGGTTTTGGAGATCCACAAGATGTGGTAGACTGGTTCCATCAAGAACGATCTGATGATTGGAGGCAACGTGATTGAAGATGGTGATAAGATTGTAAGGATGGTACTGCTGAGTCCACACGAAGCAGACCACTTATATAAAAAAGAAGACGGTACATTCTATTGGTGTCATCATCGAAAAGGTGGTGACACCTTTTCTGTGCCTGAGATACAGATGGAAATGTTCCCACCTCCACCACCTAAGAAGGTAGTGGTAGGAACAGATGCACCACACCATAATATCTTAGAGAAATACTATGGTAAGGACTGGAAACCTACACCACAAGAAGGACTTGAGGATCATTACTAATGCACCCTAACGGTTACACACAAGAGATGATCAAGGAGTTGCTAGGCACTGCTTGGTTAGAAAAAGATAATATGCCTGAGACTGGTAATCAGTTGAGGAGGAGAAAGGGTAATGAGATGAGAGCAGGGTTGAGACCCTATCCCAAGTACCCATCAAAGGAGTCAAGGATAGCAGACACTTCAGGTATGTTTGATGATGAGGGACAATACATTTACCCACCTAACAGTGGGTTTAATTGGATGGAGAAAATAGATCCCAATTCTCCTTGGAAAGTTAAGGTATCATAGAGGTACGGTTATCCCATGAGCGAAGTAGTCTGGTCAATAAATATCATGTGTGCTATACTGTTAATAGCAGTAGGCTATGTAATCTACTGGATTTTTAAGTACGATGAATGGTATCCTAACGACATTACTAGTCATGTCTCCCCTAAACATGGGACAGATGATTCAGGAAATAAGGAACTGGAAGTCTGAGCAAGATCGGATTCCCGAAACGGAGTTGCTAAATAATGCAATAGGCGATTTTTGGACAGATGGGAAAGATGATACCACCGACTCGGAAGAGTTGTTACAACTTTCGAGTGATAAAGATTAACAAAGTTGTAGATGGAGATACGATAGACGTAACCATAGATCTTGGATTTGATCTACTTAAAAAAGAAAGAGTTCGCATAGCTGGCATAGACACACCTGAAAAACGCACTAGAAATTTAGATGAAAAAGCACTCGGCATCGATGCAACAGAATGGCTCAAATCCAAACTCACAGACACTATTAAAGGTGATGACGAGTTACTTATTAGGACTGAGCTTATTGGTGGGGTCGGCAAGTATGGTAGGCTTTTGGGCTGGCTTTACATTGGGGAATCAAACGTCTCTATCAACGAACAAATGATATCACAAGGTTATGCTTGGGAGTATGACGGTGGTACTAAGAATAAAAATTTTGAAGAACTAAGAGAGATTCGTAGAGAACATGGGACGTTATAATGGCTGCACAAACTGAAGTATATCTTGGTAACCCCAACCTGAAGAAGGCTGGTACTGAGATACAATTTACGAAAAAACAAATAGCAGAGTGGATCAAGTGCAAAGATGATCCACTTTACTTTGCGTGTAAATACATGCAGATCATCAACCTTGATGAAGGTCTAGTTCCTTTTGAGATGTATGATTTTCAAAAGAAAATCTTAATGGACTTTCATGAAAACAGATTCAACATTGCAAAACTCCCTAGGCAGACAGGTAAGAGTACGACTGTCGTGGCTTACCTTTTACACTACGCTATTTTTAATGATAGTGTTAATATCGGTATCCTCGCTAACAAAGCAAGTACTGCTAGGGAACTACTTGGAAGACTCCAACTAGCATATGAAAACTTGCCTAAATGGATACAGCATGGTATTCTAGTATGGAACAAAGGTAATGTCGAACTTGAAAACGGATCAAAGATACTGGCTGCTTCTACGTCTGCAAGTGCTGTCCGAGGCATGTCGTTCAATATCCTCTTCCTCGATGAGTTCGCTTTCGTTCCGAACCATGTTGCAGAACAATTCTTTGCATCTGTTTATCCTACTATTACTTCTGGTAAGTCAACGAAAGTCATAATCATATCTACACCTAATGGTATGAACCACTTCTATAAGACGTGGGAGGATGCTAGGAATGGTAAGAATGGTTATACTACTAACGAAGTTCATTGGTCTCAAGTACCAGGCAGAGATGCTAAGTGGAAAGAAGAGACATTACGAAACACATCTAAGAGACAGTTTGCACAAGAATTTGAGTGTGACTTCCTTGGATCTGCTGATACATTAATATCACCAGCAAAACTACAATCTATACCATTTGGAGAACCTATAGTAAGCAATGCAGGACTTGACATATACGAACGAGTGCAAGAAGATCATGAATACATTATTACTGTGGACGTTGCCAGAGGAATTGGTGGCGACTATAGTGCTTTCATCGTGTTTGATATCACCACTATCCCGTATCAAATTGTTGCCAAATACCGTAATAATGAGATTAAGCCTGTCTTGTTTCCTTCGGTCATCTTCAATGTAGCAAAGAATTACAATCTTCCACACATCCTAGTAGAGATAAACGATATTGGTGATAGTATAGCAGCAACATTAAACTATGACCTTGAGTATCCTAACGTACTCATGTGTGCTATGAGAGGTAGAGCAGGTCAAATAGTAGGTCAAGGGTTCTCAGGTAATAAGACACAGTTAGGTGTTAAGATGAGCATTACTGTAAAGAAACTAGGTTGTGCTAACCTTAAAGCAATACTAGAAGAAGATAAATTAGTATTTAAAGACTTTCATATACTACAAGAGCTTACTACTTTCATCCAAAGAAAACAAGCTTGGGAAGCTGATGAAGGATACCACGATGACTTAGTAATGTGTATGGTACTCTTCTCTTGGTTGGTCATGCAAGACTATTTCAAAGAGATGACTGATCATGATGTTCGTAGAAGAATATATGAAGAACAACGAAATCAAATTGAACAGGACATGGCTCCATTTGGATTTATTGATGATGGACTAGGTGATGATTCATTTGTAGAAGATGGATCTATATGGGAATATGGTACTACACAAGAAGACGTAACCTATATGCTTCCTGATAGGTGATGGATTTAGAACAGCAGTTTGACTTAGAACATTTGCTGTTTAAGCAAAGAAAATGTAGATCATGTGGAAGAACTAAAGATCTACTGAGTGATTTTTATTTGATTAGAAAGAATAGAAGTAGGTTGGCTTCCTCATATTCATATGAATGTAAGGTGTGTACAGTCGAAAGAGTAGTGAAAACCAGAAAAAATAAGAACCCACATAAGGATTGGATGTATCCAGACTGGTAGTTCATGCATTGCTTCCCCATTGAAGAGTTGCTATTTTCTAAATAACTATAGACAATTTTAGCGATCATTTATCGGGAGTAACTAAACATGGCAAGTCAAATCTCGCCTGGTGTTATTGTCAAGGAAAGAGACCTTACAACTGGTACTGTTGTTAACGCTGCTTCAAATACTGCTGCAGTAGTTTCAACATTCCAGAAAGGTCCAGTCGGACAAATCACCACGATAGCTTCACAGAGAGAATTAGTAGATACATTTGGATCACCAGGTGATTCTAATGCTGATGATTTCTTTGTAGCCTCAGAATTTTTAAACTACGGTGGTCGCCTTTCAGTGGTAAGAGCAGAAACAGGAGCAGTTAACGCTGGTGCTGCTGCAATTATTAGGAATAAGGTAGACTACGAATCACGTATAGAAGGCACAACTCCAGCATGGAAATGGGCAGCTCAATCACCAGGTATCTGGGGTAATGACTTTGATGTTGTTGTAGCAGACCGTGGTGCTGATCAGTATGTTACTTTTGCTTCTGCACCTGCAGGAATTGCAGCTGGAACAGACTTAACATTCAGTTCTGGTAAAGCTGCAGAGGTTCTTTCTTGGGACGCTGGATCATTAACTGGTGCTGTTATACTAAATGATCCTACATCTCGTGTTACTTCCTCTGATACTCTCGACACTCCCGACACAGGTCGAGTAAGTGGTGTAACAGTTAACAATGCTGGTACTGGATATACAACAGCAACAGCTCTTGCTACTACAGGTGGTAGTGGATCTACTGCTAAAGTAGACATTGTAGTAACAACTGGTAATCCAGAAAATCTAACAGTATCTGCTGGTGGTTCAACTTACGGTGCTACAGGTACTGCAGTTGCTACTTCTGGTGGTAATGGTTCAGGTCTTACACTTGACTTTACTTCTACTGGTGGTGTTATTGATAGCGTAAGTGTTGCTGTTGCTGGTGACGGTCAGTATCAAGTTAATGATGTAGTTACAATTACTGGTGGTGGTAACAACGCACAAGTAACTATTACATCTGTAAGAGGAGCAATTACTTCTGTTGCTATTACTGGTGGTGATCCTGGTATTGGATATGCTGTTGGTGATACACTAGCAGTTACTCAGTCTGGTGGATCTTCAGGTACAGTAGATGTTTCTGCAGTTCAAGATACAACAATTGCTGTTACAGTAGAAGACTGGTGGACTAATACAAATACAGACGGTACTAAGTCTGGTGCTGACGATGGTAAGATTAAACTATCTGCTATCGGTCCTCGTCCTGGTACTTCTGCATACGCTGCAAACTTAGGTTTATCTTATGACGAAGTTCATATTGGTGTTATAGAAAGATCAACAAAGAGTGTTGTAGAAAGACTACAATACCTTTCTAAGTTCAGTGATGGTAAAACATCAGAAGGAGCTTCTTCTTACTATCCAACATATGTTAAGGAAGTTTCTAACTACGTTTTCTTTGGTGATCACGTAACTGCTGCACATAATCCTACCACTGCTGGTGCTGGACTTGCTGCTGGTACTGCTGCTTCTGCTGGAACTTCAGGTCAGAAACTACAACTCTTTGGTGTTGTTAATACATCACTTGCAAGTGGTACTGATGACTATGCATACACAACTGCAGAGTTTAGTACAGGTCTTCAAGAGTTTAATGATACAGAAACAGTTGATGTTGACTTCATCCTTATGGGTGGATCAATGGCTACTGAAGCAGATTCTAAATTAAAAGCTTCTGCATGTATCACTACTGCTAACCTCAGAAAAGATGCTATTGCATTCGTTTCTGCACATAAAGGTGCTCAGGTTTCTGGAACTGTTGCTCTTTCAAGAAAAGATCAGAAGGATAACACAGTTAACTTCTTCTCAACATTAACTTCTTCATCATACGCAGTATTTGATAGTGGTTATAAGTATTTCTATGATCGCTTCAACGATAAGTATCGTTACGTTCCTACAAACGGTGACGTTGCTGGTCTATGTGTTGCAACTTCTTCAACACTTGATGACTGGTTCTCACCTGCAGGACTTACACGAGGTGGAGTTCGTAATGCTATTAAACTAGCATACAACCCAACTTCAGCAGATAGAGATGAGCTTTATCAGAATAGAATCAACCCAGTTGTTTCTTTCCCTGGACAAGGCATCACACTATTTGGTGATAAGACTGCACTGTCTTCACCTTCTGCATTCGACAGAATTAATGTTCGTAGACTCTTCATTAATATTGAAGAGAGAGCAGAAGCACTTGCTAAGGCAGTCATCTTTGAACAAAATGATGAAACTACAAGATCTGGTTTCAACAATGCACTTTCTTCTTACCTTTCTGAGGTACAAGCAAGAAGAGGTATTAGTGATTTCCTAGTAGTATGTGATGAGTCAAACAATACATCTAGTGTTATTGACCGTAATGAATTTGTTGCAGAGGTTTACATCAAGCCTACACGCTCTATCAACTTCATAACATTATCATTTGTCGCTACGAGATCTGGAGTTTCCTTCAGCGAAGTCGTAGGTCGTTCTTAACCCATAACCACAAACTCGTAGGAAGGTAAATTAAAATGGCTATTAATTCAAACGTATCACAGTTTCTTAGTAAGATCAAACAGGGTGTTAAACCCAATATGTATCAGGTCAGTATTAACTGGCCAGATGCATTAGGTCAAGCAAAAGGAACCAACGATAAAGATCTAGTAGATATCCTTTGTAAGTCTGCAGCTTTACCTGCATCAAACTTAGGTGTTATCGAAGTCCCATTCAGAGGACGCACAGTAAAAATCGCAGGTGATCGCACCTTCGATACATGGTCTGCAACATTCATCAATGATGAAGACATGAAGATTCGTGCTTACTTTGAAGAGTGGTTAGCAGATATCAATTCTCACCAGAATAATGCATCTCCATTATTCAGACCACAAACATCATCAGAAGGTTACATGGCTAACCTTACAGTTGCACAACTTGAAAAGAATGCAACTACTAACGGTGGTGTTATCAGAGAATACACTCTACACCACGCATTCCCAACTAGTGTTTCACAAATCGATCTTGCTTATGATAGCAATGATCAGGTTTCTGAATTCTCAGTTGAGTTCCAACTATCATACTGGACAGCAGAAGCTAAGTCTGCTGCGGAGTCATCTCCTCCAAGTATCGTAGAAACAGTATCAGTTTAACTGGTATAAATAGTATAGTTGGTTAAACGAATATTATAATGAGTCAACTATTTGGATTCCAAATTAACAAAAGGAACGAACGG